GTTCTGCTTCGTAGTGTGCTACGAAATCGGGTAGTCTACTGATATCGTTACTGACTATTGTTAACCAATTTGCCATTTAGTCCCATTCTTCGTCTTGGTATTCGTCTTCTTCGTAATCTTCGTATTCTTCTTCTTGGAAGTGTTCGTCTGCATAATCTTTCAGAGCCTTAGTAATATCTTTATCTCTAAACTCATCCTTGATAGCATCAATTTCAAAGTTATTTTCAATAAGATATGTAACTAAAGAGTCTGCCGCTTCACGGCGGTCATTAAAATCAATATGCTCTCTTAAAACTTCCCAGACTTCGCTTACTGAACTTAGATTCATCACTGTGATCCTATCTTTGTCTTAATTTGATTAACTAATTCTTTTCCTAAGTCAGTATAAAACTGATCCTCAGAAATTCCGATAGGTAGTTGTGTCGCCAAGTCTATAGCTAGTTGCCCTGTAAACTGCACCTTAGGTCCAAATGTTTGGTCATCAGATACAATCTCTGCTGTTGTGATAATCATTCTGTAGTGTCTCCTTCATCAGTGGTTTCTACAGTATTACTTATCTCAGCTTTATCATTTCTTAATGGGAAGTCTTTCATCACAGTATCCAAACAACCATCTGTGTTTGCTTCCCATGCTTTACGGAACTTCTTAATTACTTCACCGTCAACAGTAGTGTATACTAAGCTGTTACCCTCTTTCTTTAAGAGTTCTTGCTTTTCAATCATGTCAACTAGACCACTGTATGGGCTCATACCTGTCTTGTAAGGAATCTTCACTTGCACACCCTCGAAAGGTTTTGCATAGCGAGTTTTCATAATCTTACAACCAGCACGAATACCGTTTACTTCTGTAACCTTGTTGCCATCTTCATCTTCTTTCAACTTCATCTTTTTCATCGCAACAACGATTGACGATGCGTAAATGAAACCTTGACCACCAGAGATTTTGTCATCAGGGTCAAACATATCTTGTGAGGCATAAGTGTGATTAGTTGCCACTAAGCCGATGCCTAGACTACCGAACATGTTAACACAGTTACGAACAAGTGCTGTAAGTGCTTTAGGCTTGCGACCCATATCACCTTTCAAGTCACCTGCATCAAACTGATTAACGTCAGTTGGTGTCAACAACATACCCAATGAATCGATGATGAACAGAACTTTAGGTCTGTCTTCGACGGGCAATGCTTTGTAATCAGTAACAAACTTACTGATTGTCTTGGCTACGTCATCAATCATAGCCATGTTTAATTTTAATAATTTTGATTCATCAGTATCAACACCGAGATTATGCAACCAATCTTCGTCCAGAGCATTCTCCGAGTCGATGAGGATAACAAATATCCCTTGTTCTTGTGCGTGTTTGACAAGGTTACCTGAACAAATGTAACTCTTGCCCGCACCGCTTTCTCCAGCGAATACAGTAACTTTACCAAGAGGTACACCTTTATTAAAGTCACCACTGATAAGATAGTTAAGTGCGTAATTACCTGTGCTGATCCAATCAGTAGGGTCATTGAATCCAACGCTTAATCCTTCAATACTTTTTGTAATGTCCTTGCGGAACTTGCTAATGTCAAATGGTTTTCCCAATTTGTTCTCCAATCTTAAATTCTTTGTCTAATAGTTCAGGACATTTTTGTGTCAATAACTCAATCTCGTAATCTTGAGGGAAATGACGCAATGCATGTCTTGCTCGGTCACGAACTATGCTCGGGACCCTAGGTGTTTTGCCAGGGTCACATAGTTCTTCCAAGAGCTTTTTACCTGCCTTAAGGGCGCGGTATCTTTCGTCTGGTAGTGTCATGTGTACTCCTTAAAGGGGACCGAAGTCCCCATTACCTATTAGGCTTTGTTTTGACGAGCACGAATCATTGCTAGAATGTCTTGTGCTTTTTCACTACTTGCTGATGTTGTTGGGACTTGAACTGGTTGACTTGCTTGAGCAGGTTCATCATCACCATCCCACGGTTCTTTAGCTTCTGCTACGGGTGCTGTTGCGGGTGCTTGTGCTACTGGAGCTGAAGCTGGTGTTGAATCCGCGGTTGAACCTGCTGAAGGAATATCTAAACCATAAGGCTTGTAGTATTGACCCCAACGGTCTGGGTCATATGCTTGACCATCAACTGATGCTTCAAACATTTCTTTGATGATGCGTAGTTCTGCTTCAGTTGGTTGCTTCGGTAAGAAGTCACGCAAGTTAAACAAACCATGTGCATTAATTGCTTCTAGTTCAGCCTCTGTCAATGGGCTTTCACGGCGTGCCCATGAACTAGTTGAATAGTCGGCATAGCCACCTTTAGAAGTTTTCTTGATGTTGAAATCTAGACCACGCATGTAATCAGTTGGCATTTCAAGGATTTCAGGATCCATGATACCACCTTTGATGATTGGGAAGATTTGTGATGTGATAGCAAAGCGGCGAATTGGGTTCGCTGGTACCTTGTCATCACCTAGTGGGTTTTGACGAACAAAACCTTGGAAGATGTATGAACGCTTCTTCCAATACTTGTTTGCCATTTCTTTCAATGACTCGTCTTTATACCAAGGACGAACTTCTGCTAACACTGGGCAAGAGTTTGGTACATACATATCGTTACAAGGAACTTGAACGATAACTTGCTTAACGTTAGGTTGACCCTTGACGCCATTGAATGGCAATTTGATAATATTCTTTTCGACCCAGAAGAATTCATTTTTAGAATCACCGTCTGGCAAGAAACGTACGGTAGCTGTTGTACCTTCGTCAATGTTCCAGTGGGGGTAGATAGAGTTATCTGATTGGGCGTTGCCTGTGTTGCCCTTAGACTTGTTTTCTTGTGCTGCCAAACGAGCACGAATTTCTGCTAATGATGCCATAATATATTTCCTTATAAAATTTTGAGATGGTCTCTGTTGTAATAGTCGCCACTACCTATTAGTGACTAACGCAAACTATAGTTTAGCAAATCTATTTGCTTGCGTCAATAGTATTTATGCCTGTTATGGTAAAATAGAAATTTATTTACCCCAATTTACATAATTCTAACCCACTTAGTATCTCACCATCCATTAACATCTGGAATGGATGCTTCCCCCAGAATTCATTTTGAATCCAGCATCTGTTTTCTTTATCGAAATCAAACCAAGGACTGAACCCCAACACAAAGTTAATTCGGTCAACGGTTGTCTCTCCTTGGTGATAAACTCTATGACCCATGCCAGTATCCCATGAATAGGCTTTGCCGAGTTCTAGGTGGTAAGGTTTCTCACCTATCATTTGGAACAAGTAGTTTGATTCTGTTGTTATAGGAATATTGATCCTGAGGTTAAGGAAAATGTCTTCATCACGATGCCATGAAAGGGTGTCAAAGACTGGGTTCTGTTTACCGGCAGTTATCACACCTAACCTACTTCGTATCATTGTTCTCTTGCATCTGGAGTCTAAAAATTCTTTGACATAACCATAGTTATATAACCTAGTTTTTTCAGTAAACCCATATGTGTCCAAGTAACTATTCTTTGTGTTCTTAACATTTACTGTATTGTAATCATAAAATTGAGTAATTTTATTTTGTGGAGTGCCTAACGTTCCCCCATCTTTATCAATATTATCTTGGTGTTCTGGATTGTACACAAAACTCAATCCACCATACTTATTATTCATTTTACCCAAGTCGCTACTCGCCCAGGCTCTAAACCCGATTTCATCTAATGCTTTTTTAGTGTCGGCTACTAACTTGTCTTGGTCGTAGTCTTTGATAAACATTTCTATCTTATTTGCGGGAATATCTTTTTTAATCTGTTCCCATTTTTCTTTACTGTTAGTATTAAACAGAATGTGTCTATCAACTGGAATGTCTTTTACATCATCTAAATAAATTTTAATAGTCATCACGTATTTAAACAAAAACCTCACATCAGTGAGGTTTTGTTGTTATTTTATTAACTGCTTGATTCTTTCTAGTTCACGCATTGTACTTTCGGATAAATCATCTTGTACTGCGTATTCTAGTTCGTCTAATCCAATAAGACCTGATTCTACATCTCTAATCATTTCATCCTTGTTAGCAGAAGGTTCGACTTTACTAATATACAAGTCAATCAATTCCAATGTTTCAGGTGGTAATGTGCTTGAGGAAACTTTTGTTTTTACTTGAGCGTTTGCTTTCTGTCCTACACGCTTTACCATATCTTGGTATTCGTCATCGTAGTCTGCTTCAACATTTTTATCAAACAATGTGTTGTTCTCGTCCAAATCATCTTCTTGTAATTGTGATCCGATTAGGTCTGATGCCCATTCTTCGAGTTCGGCAACTTCTGTCATCTTAACATCTTCACCGATGTTCTTTTTAAGTTTACCTAAAATAGGCATGACTGATTCAATGCGAGGATCCAATGAGCTAGATTTAAACATTTCTGATAAATCTTCCGAGACTTCATCTTCCATCAATGATGGGGTCCAAGATTCAAAATAATTATTGTAGCCTTTCTTACCGGCTAACTTGTGTAATGTTTCACGTAAGTTTTGATAATGGTTAACACCTTCAGTAACTAAACGTTGCACTGATTCGTTAAACTGTTTGCTACGAGTGGCACGGACAAAGCCTGCCATCTTAGAATATTCTTCGCATAGGCTAGTAATGTGTTGACCTCTTTCGTCATAAGGTGTACCACCTTCTGCGATATGTCTTGCATAAACTCTTGCTAATCCTGGCTTAGTTGTAGGAGCTAGGAATCTTTCACCTTGTGCATTTTCAATGAAGATTTTAGCAACGTTGCGATATCGTTGTTCACCTTCTTCTATGGGTCTGTTATGTTGGATGATAATCTTACATTCAGGAATGTTATCGCTATAACTCTTAGACTTACCCATTGGGTAATAACCTTCATCTAGTTTTTTAGTGTGTGCTCGTTTAGCCATATCGTATTTTAACCTATCCATATATCTTGTATCAAAACTTAATTGGTTGTTGTGTGCGAATAGTGACAATTTCTTCAACAACTGGTGCCAAGATTCTGAATCAGTGTCTCCTGATTTTGGACTGTTTTCTACATCTTTACCGTAGTAGACAATCAATTGGCGCAAACCGTCAATCGTCAATGTTACTTTACCGTAATCTACATCATCTTTGACGAAATTGAATTGAAAAACTTCTGCTTCTTCTGGGACTGGCATTTCTTTACCAGAACTGTCATATAAGACAGGGTCATATCCTCTACTTTGCAAGAAAGCGAATAAGCTGTTGTTTAGTGAATCTTGATTTTTTGGCATGTTTTGATAATCCGAATAATGTATTTATCACCCTAGGATCGCAAAGAAGGGTAAGGGAAGCACAATATCCTCATGGTCTCTAATCTGTTCTTCTAGACTATAATGATAGTCTCCTAAATCCTGAATCATTCGTGTAGTTAATAATACTGCTGCCACTAAGTCGTCAGTTTCACCGATTTTGGCAGCAAAACTGTCTTTACTCGCAATGTAATTCTTTAATTCAGAAATCAAACTGTGACTATGAATCTTCATCCTCTTTGATTCTAATAGATGCTTAAACTTTGTACACGCAGCCATCTTAGTTTTGTGTGTTGTTGTAAAACCCTTGCGCTTCTTACCGGGCTCTGAAAGAAAGATACCCGGTATGTTTGCTTCTCCGTATTCAGCTAATGAAATCAAAGCACCCTCACCCACAGTATTGTTCTCAACTGAATAATAAATGTTGTTGGGTTCGTTTGTACATTCACTAATGTACTTGCAGATTCCTGCTAAAAGTTTAATTTGCTCAGGGATAGTAGTTTTGTTGTGCTTCCACTCACCAACTTGAGTGGTTGAGTTTGCTTCAAAAATTTGAATGGCTGCATAGTCTCCACCTGTACCAATAGCAGGATCTAATGCAACTGTATAAATCTTATCTTTCTCTGGTTTCTTGTACCATCGAATCTGACCTTGACGATGTGTAGGTTCACTGCCTTCTAAATCAATCAGTGTGTTGGGATTGATTAGAGTTTCGTCAGCAATAATGAACTCACAACCAATCTCTCGGCGGAATCTATCCTCACCTAATTGAGCCTTCATTTTAGCAGCCCATTCTTCGTCACGTTCTGGATGTTCTTGCCAGTGAGCACGATATGCTTTAAAGCCGTTCACACCCACGTCAGTTTTATTACCAAACTCATCTTCGCATTTGTTGGCACCCTTCCAGATAAGAGCGAACTGGTCTTCGTCTGAGTTAGGAGTACTTGTGATAATCGCTTTACCACCTGTCGCTAGAGTAGGTGTAATAGCAGTCCAGAATTCTGTAGCGATACTTGGCCGAACGAATGCAAATTCGTCTAGGTATAACAATGTAATAGACATACCACGACCAGTGTTTTCAGTAGTTGTCGCTGAAACGATACGTGATCCATTCTCAAAGTCTAACGAGCCTTTGTTGTATGTTGTTACACCTGCTTTAATGTGGTCAGGACAGTTTTCGTATGCGTAGCGAACACGTTGCATAATTTCTTGTGCACCTGTGTATTTGTGTGCCGCAATAAGAATAGTTGAATCAGGTACAAACATAGCATACCACAATAGATAACCGGCAGCACTTGTTGACTTACCTGTTTGTCGTGGCATCAATGAGATACTATAACGATTCTGATGGTAGTTCTCAATCAATCGTTTCTGATATTCCCATGGATGATAATTCATACTACCCTTTGTAGGGTGTTGAATCATAAAGAAATTGTCCATGAAGTACATTGGACCCGTGTCAGGATCACAACACTTGATAAAGTCATCTAACTCTTTATCGTCTTTGAACTTTGTCTTGACATATGGAGTTTTTACTAAGGTAGGTGTATTTGCCATAACAATATTTAGTTAGGAATGTTAGTCGTTATACCAAACAATAGCTGAACTGACTTTTTGTATTGCCGCAGTAGACAATATAGCTATGGTTGCTTGACTGCCAGGTGGAATAACTACACGATATTGGCTTAGGTCATATTGAGTAACTGATCCTGTATTACCGACTACAAAAGTAACTATTGGAAAGTATGCACCCTGTGTGATAGTTCCGTTAGTGTAACTGACTGTTACCGTCTGGGAGTCTTGTGTAGTGTAATTGTCTACACCTGTTGCTAGTGCAACAATGGGTTCAACAAAAACATAAATTTGACTAGGGTCATTACATTGTGTCGCTACAGTGATATCATCTAGTAATAATTCTTTTGTGTTTATTGTTCCGTTGTACGTGTATGGGTTTTGAATTGAAAGTATTTGATGCAATAAGTTTTGAGTTAATGATGTAGCAGTTGTAGTTGCTGACCCTGTATAACAATTACGATTGGTAATGCCCTCAAGACCCATCATCATATCAGCAACTTTAACTGTCACTGCACTTGACCCGCCTTGATTCAGTGCCAACATACCTATCTTAAACGCAGGGTTAATCAACTCTAATGTATCTTCATCTGTTTGTAAGTGTTGGTATACTAATTCAAACTGACCAGTGCTTGGATTCAATATAAAGAAGTTGACACCTGCCCAACTGTACTTCATTTCAAACTGATTGTACTTTGACGAATCAAACCATACAGGTAAGTTAAAGTCTGTACCATCGTACCACCATTCATTAGTTGCCGCAACACCAGCCTGTACTTCTGCAATTGAACCACTGAACGTTCCACTGCCACTAACACTAAATGAACCGTTTAATGCACCTACTGCATTATACAATAGCTCAACTGTGTTATCTCGTTGATTAGCTAACCATAATCCGCCAAAAGCTGATTGTGAAATCTGTTGTGCTACTTGACCGGTTGTTAAACCTGCGCTGATTGCAATCACATAAGCAACACCGTTAAGTGTCACCGTCACATTTTGAGCGCCTGAATATGAATTTACAGTGATTCTGTATATAGGCGCTCTACCACTGTGCGTATGTAAAAATCCAAAGGTAGTGTTGTTATATCCAAACCAATAGGCATTTTCTTGATTGTTCATTCCCAATCGCTGGCTAGTATTAGCAGTCGGGGTGTCAAACTTACCATACCAACGAGCAATTAAACTTTGACCAGGCTTGTATGTATTGAAACGTTTACTGCGTATTAGTCCATAACTGCCTAGTGTTGATGTAGATGATACTTGATAGCAACTACCGCTAGTGGTTGTATTGCCGCCGCCTGCTGTATATGTTTGAACATCTTTGTTATAGATACCGTAACGGCCATCTATTTGTACTACGGGTGTAATAGGAACCGCATAGGGTTCACCAAAGTAATCACCAACTGACAACGCAGGAACTGTTGTTACTGTGCCTGTTATACCCACGTTACCTGCAACTTGCCATGGGTCAGTTCCTTGGGTAACACTAGCATTAATGTTTCCTGATGTTACAACTACATTACCACTTACGTTAGAATTGATGTTTCCAGAAGTAATGACTACATTACCACTTACGTTAGCGTTAACATTTCCACCAACGACCCAAGGGTCAGTACCTTGATGTACAGTAACATTACCTGAATCAATAGTTACATCACTAACAAGAATATCACCGGCATTTAATGTGATACCATGAACATGCGTACGGAGCTCCGGCTCACCGTCGCCGTTATATTGCAATGCTTTATGTAGGTTTAAAAGATTAGGTTCATCCGGGTGAACGTAATCTGTTGAGTTGGGATTTCTAACTCCCATGTTATGCTACCCAAGGGCGTCCTTCGATTAAGCCGCCCACGTTAGGATTATCAACTACTGTGTTACCTGAATACTGTGTTGGTAGTTCAGTTAAATCATAGTTAGGTCTATCTCTACCTTCTGCTAATCTCTTTTCAGCAGCCAGGTCTAGCTTTGCTTTCTGTCTAGCTTCACGTGTAGGTAAGTGAGAAATTCCGTTCAATGACATATCATTTTCCTTTGTACTGCATGTTTGGATACATGCTCAGACTATCTGACCTAATGTCGCTAGGATGTTTTGGTTTATTAATATCATTACCAATAGAAAAAACAACTTCTGATGAAGTTACCTGCTCGTCTGGTGTGTTGGAATATTGCCTGCGCTGAGTTGTTTCAGGTTCTGCAACTTCATCCTCATAGTCGTTGACTTGAGTTTGTTTTTCGTCTACGCTGTCGATTAAATCTAATAACCCGCGGATAAATTCAGTAGCTCTCATCTACTTATTTATCGTAGGGCTTCTCTCCCGTAAGATGAGGTTTAGCGAACCACAGTCTAAACCATTCATCTGTGCCGGGTCGTATGTTGTTTTCACGTTGAATTTGCCCTAGATTACTACCTTGAATACTCATTTCTTCTCCGTAGCTAGTTTTTTCATGGACACCGGCTAGTCGTTTTAAATCATCTAAATTATCAGTTAATTGAGCATAAGGTTGAACGGACTTGAGTTTATCAAATCCGTTCATTAATTTAGATTGCTTAAATGGATCAAAATCCATTATCTAAGTCCGAAAGCCCCTGGTGCTAATTCTAATATGCTAACTAAACCTTCAGTAGAAACTGCTTTAATTGATATAGACTTATTTGCTACTAAAATACTTTCTTCTACTCTTCCTGCAGGAATAATAGTATCTTGGTCTGTTGCATCATTCCCATTTATTGAAATGTAGATATCAACTGTAGTAGCTAAACGAATTCTATCAGCCTCAAGATCCTGTGTAGTACTAGTACTAGTTGCTGTAATGTTGAAGTTTGCCATAATGTAAATCCTTATATTGTATTTATTTAATATCCAACGGTCTAGTCTTCTGTACTAAAATTGAATAGTAACTTTCTTTTACAGGTCTACTAGTAGGTCCGCCTTCAGGAGGATTCTGAATTGGCATATTAATTTCAAATTCAATTGTATCATTTTTTACTAGAGTAAATCCAGTACGTTGCAACAAAGCTGACAACTGCGTGAATCCGAAAATACTATAATGGTTTAGATTGTACTCATGTTTTCTTTCGCAATCGGGTGCTGGTACCTCAATGTACATTAACCCGTTGTGTTTTAGAATACGATTGTATTCCATCAATGTGAAGATTGGGTATGGACTGTGCTCAAGTGCATGACGCAAAAAGATAAAGTCAACTGATTCATCAATGAAACCGTCTTTCTGTGGCAAGAAACTTAAATCATATTCTTTTACCGTGTGACCTTTTTCTCTACACAATTTAACATCACCGTCACTTAATGTGATACCAGTAACATTAGTGTAGTTACGTGTTTTCATTGCATCCAAGAAATAACCGGGACCGCAACCCAAATCTAAAATGGTTGCATCCTTAGCAATATTCAATGGATCAATATATTTTTCAACTACGTAATGTGTAAGTTGTTGGTGGAATTGTGAGTCACCTTCATCATAGATGTGGGCAGTGTATAGCCACTCGTTGTAAAATTTGAGTTTTACTAAATCTAGGGTGTTGTTAATATCTTGCATTGTTATCCTATAAGTTTTAATTACTTATCTGGATAATATGAGATTATTATTTTTTCTTCTTTGATTTGCCGTAACCCTTAAACCCGATTACTGCGCTTTTGGTGTTAGTATCTTCGGGCTCCATACTCTTTGAATATGGTACGATTTCTTTACTGTCTGTAGGGACTGTTTTAGAAGCTGCTACAAACATGTTGTATTCTTCTTCTGTGTATGGGTGAATCGTATTGTACTTTTCTGCGAATGAAGCAGCATCCATTTCTACAGCATCTTGGCTCTTACCGTCAGCCATTGCCATAGCCATCCATAGACGGTTCATGTGATAGACACGGTCATATCCACCCACGTCACGGGCACGGTAAATGCCTATGTTGGCTTGTGCGTGGTCTTTACGCATATTACCAATCGTTTTTCCCTCTGTGATGAATTCAGATGCTCTCATATCTATATATTTATCGTTAATTGATGATTTGGTAAGAGATTTTATGCTCAATCGTAGCTGACATGAACGGAGTAACTGTTACTCTTAAATTACCTGATTGAACGTATGCGTTGTATCGTGTGACACAATTACCAGCGAATGTAGTGCCATATGCAGTATAGTTACAACTAACCCTAGAAGGGACACAAGTAACTGCAATAGTTACTGATTGACTATATCTGTCAACTGGTTGAACTGATGTAATTTGTATGGTGCCTGATTGCACCTCAGATGCTGGAATCTCAAATACAATCTGGTCAGCTAGATTAGAGGTAGTCGTCACTGACAATGAACCCACAGTAGTAACATTACCCAGGGTGATATTACCTGATGTGTATATGTTGTTGCTTGTTATGTTATTAATCAAGAAATCTGCTGTTTGATTAGTGTTTGCAACATTAAATGTAACTTGATTGTTTGTTTCCTGCACGCCGACATTACCGATTGCCAGTGCTGTGCTATCAAAGTAAACTGATTTGAATGGTGAGTCAGGTGTACCTAAACTTGAGTTTGCAGAATCTGCCGGTTTTATTGTAGTACCTATAGTTAGTGTACCGGTAGCTACATCGTAATTAAAAGCAGGATCCGAAAAGAATGAATCGTTGCTATTAATTTGAATCTCGCCTGTGTTACCAGAGGCTCCCAAACCAGCCATTTGACCGAAATTATTATTGATTCTTTCAAATGCGATACGTAACGGGCTGCCCGTTCCATCGTTCGGTAACAGACCAAGGTCAACTAATTCTACTGACATATATCATCCTTATAATCTATTTATCACGATAGTTCTTAGTATTTTGGGCATAAATATACTACTATTAAGGAGCATTTATGCAAAAAATCATATTAGGACTAGCAATGTTTATATCTATGTCCGCACAAGCATGGGACCAAAGAGCCCCGTTACCCGTTCAACAATGTCAAGTTCATAGCCCGTATGGATTTGCAAACACACAGCGTCAAGTTGCACCTATTTGCCGTGAAGGTTATCTAGTTGCTTATGACGCACCTGTTAAAATTCCGGCTTATGTAGCTTACACATTAAAGCCTGAAAACGCATTAGGTTGCTTCCCAAGAACAAACGCCTTCGTGGCTGACCAGTCTTTAAATGGCACAGGTGCAAGACCTGATGACTATGCTGGTACAGGATACGACAAGGGACACGCGGCGCCGGACGGTGACCTATCTTATACTCAGCAAGTGGAATATGAAAGTTTTTTAATGACAAACATGTATCCACAGCATGGAAGTCTAAACCGTGGAATCTGGAAGTTACTGGAAACTTCAGTACGTGGCTGGGCAGTTCAAACGAACCAAAGCTATACTATATTCGTTGGAGCTATGTATGGCGCTGGTGATGAAACTATTGGTGCAGGTAAAGTTATCGTTCCGCATGGCTTCTACAAGATTGTAATCAACAATCAAACAGGGCAAGTTGCTGGTTGGAGATTCCCTCACACTAAACCATATGTTAACTTGGGTAATGACTTAACTAAGTTCCGTATACCAGTTGCTGATATTATGAAAGAAGCAGGAGTTCAATATAAGTTCCCAGCCAATGCGAAAGAATTGAATCCCGGACAAGAATGGCCCGTTAACTTCGGTGATTTGACTAAGGCAAAACGTGCTAAATGCGGTTCGAATGCGGCAGATTAATTACTTGCCGATTTTGTCGTAATTGATTTTGTTGATTTCATACCATTCGATCCATACGTCTGTTTTCAAAGCGCATTCATAGTATGTTGAATAGTTGATATTGATAGTCTTACTGACATCACTCAATTTTGCCCCCTCTTGAAGTTTCTTTAAGTCGGGGCATTTTTCCATAGCTCCTGCCTTAGTAGGTGCTTCGGGGAACTTAGGGATAACAGGTGGAGTCGTGCAACCTGCAAGTAACAATAGTGATAATACTAATACTCTCATTTTGCTCTCTCCGCTGATTGATTGTGTGCGTCTACGAATGGTTTAGGTATTACGCAAGTGTTATCGTACTTAGTAACTTCCCTATCGATGTAGCGAGTAATATACTCTTTCTTTGTTTTAATCTTTTCTCTAACTTTGTCTGACTTCGTAGCTAACTTGTCATTTAGTTCTTTATTAGCTTGTTCGTATTCAGCTGCCTGTTTTTTAGCTTCCTCAACCCTTGCTTGCATAACATTGTAATCATACAATGCCCCTTCCAAGAACAAAGATAATGTAAGAACTACAAGTCCTCCCCATTTTAATAGGGTAGTGTATTGTTTTATGAATGAGACTTTTCCCAAGAAAAAGCCCATCAATACTGCTAGTAAACTAGCAATAAGCATTGTATGGTATAACCAGTTTGGGGTAATTTCAAAGATTAACATAATTTTATTTATGCCGTTTGGGGAGGATGATATCTAGAGTACAAACGCATGAATTTTGAGTGCATATCAGTGGATTTTTTGCAAAAACTTGACTATCATAAATTGACCAACGTTCTCCCAAGCCGCAAACTGCCCGTTGAATAGTCTCATGGTCGATGCGTATATTTGTCGTTCCTGCGAAACAGTCATATCCGTAAAAATCATCCTCTTTTCGCTTTATGAAATTTATAGCTTGGTCGGTTTTCTCTGTTCCGTCATTGTAAGTATACTTGATTTCCCCACTGTGATATGAGTATTCTTTGGGAATCTTGGGCATAGTTTTTAAGTGAAGATTAGATTTTACAAAACTGTTGTTTAGCAGTATTTGTTGTTGTTCTTCTGTATACTTGTCCATACCTAAATCATCATTAACTTGTTGTAAGTTTGCATTTACTGAACATTCTTGCTTGAATGTTTCAAATGCTATCATTGCATCATCAAAGAATTCAGGTACGCAAGTTATATTAACGGATGTGAATGTAGGTGCATCTCTGAACAAGTTAATAACATCAACCATCTCTCTAAGATTTGAAGTTTGTTCAGGGTGGTAAGTGAATGCAATAATGTCTACACAGTTTGCAGCTTTTAACTCTTGCCAATAACGCATAGTTCTAGAACCATTAGTTATAATATAAGTAAAGTTTCCTGTACTTTTGATATACGTTAATAGGTCTATAAGTTTGGGATAGAGTGTAGGTTCGCCTCCTGTTATCTTGTACCATAATTTCTTTCCTACACTCTCGTTGATAGTTTTATCTATCACTTGTTTGTAAGTATCATATGGAAGAAATCGTTTATTACCTGATTTAAAGTCGGCGTGACAAAAACTACAATCAAAATTGCAAGTATTACCAATCATCCACTCAACTATATTAGTTGTTCTATTCTCTAGTGGTTCTACGGTGATGGGGAATATCTTACTCATAGAATTTAAGAACACAGTCACGTATAAAATCTACTTCATAGTCACGTAGTTCAGGATAGATGGGTAAAGATACAACACCTCTGGATAACATTACGCTTGTGCCAAGCATATCCGGTTTAGTTAATCCGGTAGCTGCCGGTAAATCACCCAACACATATTCATAATGAATTTTTGTTTGTATGCCTTCTAATATACAGTGTGTATGAAGTGAATTTCTCTGATCCATATAGAGCACAAACTTCTGATGTGCATGGGGATCCTCTGTATCATTCAAACAAGTAAGAGGAAGATTCCTAAACGAATCACACCAGTACTTTGAAATTTCTTGCCTGCGTTTTTGCCAAGCATCTATGTATCTAGCACGTACTAAAATTTGAGCACAGTCTAGTTCGCTCATCTTTGAGTTAGTACCAACGTCATGGAAGTAAGGCTTACAATTATCCCTATAACTTGACGCATACAGATATAACTTTTCATCGTTTGTTACGATGGCGCCACCGTTACCGCTACTGTTTAGATTCTTTGTAGGATCGAAACTGATTGCCATACCAGATCCAACATCACCACCTGCAACTAACCAATGTTGTGCACCATCAACAATAACACCATATGCGGTCGAGTAACTAGAATCGGCATGTGGCTTACGACCGGCATAACCCATCCAACATTCGTACACTCCACCTTTAGTATCAGATACTATGATACCATTCTTATCAGTATCGCTTAATTCAATGTCCCAGCCAGCAGTTAAGAATGCGTTAAGTGTTGCAGGATATGTTAGATTAGGCAAGAGAACTTTGGGGTTACTGTCCATTGTCTCATGGTGTTTTATTTTCTTCCAACGAGCAATAATCTCTAACGCTTGTGTACCACTGTGTACTGTGATAGCGTATTTTGTTTTTGTTTTTATACGCAACCAACTTTCAAATTCTTTAGTGAATTTGCCACCCATAAGATTACCATCACGGAGTGCAAGGTCGGTTGCATCTAGCAACTCATCTTTCAAATACTCATACTGTCTTTTTAGACCAAAATGGGGAATTTGCGAGCCAGTCATAATATATTTGAAAACCTTCTTCTACGTCAACTTTCGGATCGAACCCAAAGTCTCTACGTGCCGCATCGATGTTCAATGCACCTCTACTGGGGAAGTCTAAGTCTCTATCTCCTACTTCAATAGAACCTTTACCAACAATCTTAACTGCAAGTTGTGCGGCTTCAAGAAGTGTACGACTGTGTGATTTAGTTATATTGTAGGTTTTGTTTTCTGTGTTGTCTGAGAGGGCAGCTGCCACGATTCCGTCTGCGGCATCGTCAACGAAGGTGAAGTCAAGGGTCTCTCCGGCTCCATTGACTCTAAGAGTATCGCCCCGCATAGCGCGGAGTATAAATTTGCTGATGACGCGGTCTTCAACGTCAAGTGGACCATATACAGCAGAGGGGCGTATAATAGTATGACACAAATTTGTACGGCGAGTATAGTCTTTAACAAGCCATTCACCTGCGAGTTTGAGGATTCCATATTGTCCTTGTGGTTTACAGTCATAATCTTCTTTCACATCGTCAGTAAAGTCTCCATACACCATTGACGAACTGATGTATATAAATTTACGAACGTCATAGTTATTACTAGCTTCTAGTAAATTAATCAAACCTTCGCTCATTACTTTGCTACCCCAAGCAGGATTAGCATTAACTACTTTTTGTCTAGGAAAACTAGCCATGTGAATAACAATCTCTGGTTGCTCGAGGTTAAAGATTCTATCAACTTCACGGCTGCTAGTAATATCATAACGATAGATACCACTAGTGTCACTGATATTCTTTAATCTTTCTTCCATGAGATAATCAATCTCTGGTTGGGGGATAATTCCATAGTTTGTTCTCGTATCCATCACTGATACGATGTGACCTTGGTCTTGCAAACGTTTAACAACGTTGTGGCCTATTAGTCCCAATCCACCTGTTACTAAAATGTTCATTCGAATCTCAACTTATAATATGTTAATTGTTTTGGAGTGAAATATGCTTTGATTGTGTACATATATCCATATGTTGGGTGGTCCCAACTACGCAACCACATGGGTTCAGGTGCACTGTTTTTCATAATATACTTACCGGCTTCTGTTTGTTGCCATTCGTATATAGGTTGTGCTACCATGATATCAGGATCTTCTACATCACCCATTCTTATTTTATGGACAATATATTCTATTGTCCTAGCGTCTTCATCAGACTGCCATTGTTGCTTTAAGTTGTCCATGTGATTGATAGTTTTCTAATTGAATGTCTTGCATTGTGATTTGAAAGATATTAGTTTTATCTGAATTCAAACGCAATGTAGGAGTTGGAAATTCTTCTCTAGTTAATTGTTCTTTAACTTGTTCAATGTGTGATTCATAGATATGAGTATCACCCATTGAGATAATCAATTCACCTACTTTGTAACCTAAGTGATGTGCCAATAAATGAGTAAGAAGCGCATAAGAAGCAATGTTGAAAGGTAAACCCAAGAACACATCAACACTACGCTGATACATATGGCAACTAAGTTCTTTGTCTTTGCTAACATAGAATTGTGACATTACGTGACACGGTGGTAAGGCCATTTGGTCTAACTCTCCCGCGTTCCACGCATTGATTATGTGCCTACGACCATTCGGGTCTTTTTGTAGACTTTCCAATAAGTTCTTGAGTTGATCCGTCTCTTTGACATGGAAGTTACCCTCGCGGTTGTATTGACTACCGAAGTCGTCTTTAAACGTTTCCTGTTTGTGGTGAACTGGGGTTTTCCAGTGACGCCATTGTACTCCATATACACGACCGAGGTCTCCCTCGTATTGTGCTTTAGGTTTCCAATAGGGTGCAAGTGCGTTTGGTGTCCAAATTGTGACACTACCTTCTCTGTTGCCATGTGTGATTTCAGCCAGTCTACGCTCATCACCTGAGCCTTCAATAAACCATAGTAACTCGCCACAGACAGCTTTCCAAGCAAGTTTCTTAGTGGTGATGGCAGGGAATCCTGTACGCAAATCAAAGCGCAGACTACGGCCAAAAACACTACGGGTGCCAACACCAGTTCTATCATCTTTCTTTTCTCCGTTCTCTAAAATATCTTCTAGCAAATCGTGATACTGTTTCATTTTCTTTTCCAAATTTCGTAAGTGTGGTCTGCATTAGTCTCTGTACTAACGCAAGTAAACTCTTGTTCTAATTTTAACAAATCAATGAAAGTATCGCAAGTGTATTCGGTAAAAGTCCTAGTAGCATGAATCTCGTCCAAGTACTGCCAATAACTCTCAATCATCTTGGCACCACCGATGAGCCATACTTCTTTTTCTTTTGCTATCACATCATCATCTGGATTAGTGATGCTGTCAACCGGGCGGCTCGTCTTTACCCAGTTAGTTCTATTAGGTAAGGGTTTTTTCGGTAAACTGTCCCAAGTGTTGCGACCCATAAGAACAATCTTATTTGTTGTCAACTCCTTGAATCTTGGTAAATCGCCCTCGATTTTACTCCAGGGCAACTTACCATCATAACCGATTCCTCCTTTAGGATCAAAGGCTATAATTAACTTCATAATCTTCCAAGTATTTTATCTGTCTCCGGTTGTACTACTTCTGCAATAGTCTCTACACTTAGGATGAACTCAACGCTAACAATCATAGGATCTAATTCGTAAAGTTTACGACTTACCACCTCTTCTACCTCTTCAGGCTCTAACCCCTGTTTCAGTAAATTCTGGATGTTGATTGTCTGTTGCTTCTTCCCTAACATCTTTATAATAATTTTTTTAATGAATTGAACAGGAACATGCTTTTTTTCTACGCTCTCTAAAAGTTGTTCCCATTTACTCAAATTGTCGGGAGTCATTATATTATAGTGCTGGAGCTTTTACCTTTGCAGGACGACCTCTACCTCTTTTAGCTGGTGTTTCGGCTGTTACTTGAGTTGCTGTAGGAATACCTAACATATCGTTAGCTTGTTGTTCCAAACGTGCGCTCTCGGCTAACAAACCTTTTGCTTCCGCTGCCATACGTTGTGCTTGTTGTAACAAATTGTTTGCTAATGCACTATCACCTAAAATACCATCAGCTTGACTTACTGCTTCAACTTGTTGACCACGATGACGACGGGCAATTTCGACTGGGTCTTGAATACCACGTGTTGAATCTAATTCTGCTAAACGCTTAACAGCTTCTTCGCCTTGTTGCATCTCATCCAAAATCTTATTCAACTCATCCAAACGAATAGTAGTATTTGAATTTGGTGTCATTACAATTTGACTTGTTTGCACTTTCTTAATCAATCCTTGACTATGCAATACTTGCAAAATGTACTTACCATCAGCCGTGTGTTGACGATTCAATGCGTCCGCTAAGTTTTCACTTTGTTGACCAATTGTACTTTCGATACATTGCATCATCGGATCGTGAATGTGACGATTTAATAAATCTGTATATGTAACCAACGCCATATGTGGTTCGCCGGGCACTTCTCTGAAAATCACAGCAACTTTGCGTTCACCGTGTTTACCGACATGTCGTAAAAAACTCATATTATTCTCCTTATGCCCATTGGGCTAAAGATATTTAATATGAATTAGACTAGTTTAATTATTTCCTGACCAACGCAATTCATATATCATTGCTTCGCTAGGATCTTCAAAAAAGATATAGGTTTTCCAATCTAAAGAACCATCTAATGTATTTTGGTCAGTTACACCATATCTACCGTGCAAAGAAGTCAATACCCATTGTTTAGATTCTGTGGTTACGGGTGTATGTGCTTTAACAAAGTGCCGAGGTATGTTCGGGGTCACCTCTCTGACCCCGAACCAAGCATAAGGATTTAACTCCTTATTAATCATCACTCTTTCGAATCCCGTCTAGCATGTATTTTAGAATCCAATAGAAGGCATAAACCACGCCTCCTAGAATTAGCACCATAATGATAGTACCAATAGTTTCACCGAAAATTTCTAGCATGATTACTCCTTACTTTTCATCATATAATGCGAACTGACCGAATGGGGGATGCGGGTCCTTATCTCCATGAATAATCCATGTAGTATCGCAATAGTCGGGGTCACCCCAAGAACCGCAAGGATAACCATCAGTAAACACAATAAGTCGTTTAGGTACATTTCCTGCCTCTTTCAAATAATCAAAGATAACATCAAAGTCAGTGCCACCGCCACCTTTGGGTTCGTATGTGTCGATAGAGTCCATGTTCTCGCTAGTGAAATCTTGCGGATTGTAAGTATCTGTATCGAAACAGAATACATGAACTTTATAACCATCGAACGATTCCATCATGCCAGCAATCTCACCCAAGAATGCCTGAGCTTGTGCATCACTAATTGAACCTGACATGTCAAGAGCAACTACTACATCAATTTCTTCACCTGGTGTCATGCCTGGCATAACTGCGTCCATGTGCCAACCTCTGCGTGATGGGCGCATCCAAGAATAGTCTGTGCGAATTGCACTAGTCAAGTTTGTTTGAATCAACTCACGCCAGGGCATAACTGGGTCAGTTACTTGACGAACAAGACGCTCAACACCTAAGGGCAATGAACCTGCTTCTGCTGATTGTGCGGCGTTGATAATTGCTTGACGCATTTCTTGACGAATACGGTCTTTTTCTTCTTGTGAAAGTTTTGGGCGACCTTTGCCTGGGCGCTCATCTCCGTCATCACCCTCGTCACCATCACCATCCATGTGTTCATCTAGCAACTGGTCAATCAAGTCATCCATGCTAATCTTCTGCACATTCTTCATCAAGTCATCATAGACTTCTTCTGCTGGCTTGCCATCATATTTTTGTTCATACAAGCAAGGTACAGTAGTAATGAACTGACCAACTTTGTGACGCTTCAAGTCGGCGTTAACACAATAGTCATCGGCAATGTTCCACATTTGAGGGTCACGATGATTACGGCGACCCATATGGTCATATACAACGTGCAATACTTCGTGTGCTACCAAAAACTCAACTTCTTTTGGCTTCAACATCATAATGAAGCGGCTATTGTAATAAAATGTTTGACCGTCAGTAGCCGCTGTACCACACCATTCGTCTGCGTTAACAAGTTTCAAACGAGTAGCTAAGTTACCAAAGAATGAATGACGCAAGAGTAGACCGATACGTGCTGATACAAGTCGCTCACGTGCATCGTGGTCTACTTTATTATCAGTGGGACCAATCAAGTTATCAAACTTTTTGTTGCGGGTCTTTTTCTTAGATTTGTCGATTACATCACTCATGTTTACTCCTGTTTAATGACTATATTATAACACATTCAGGATTAAATTGCAAGCCCGCGGAAACCTTTGTCGTATGCGATAAGTGCATAGGGTAGTGCCTTATCCAAATGGTATAGCTGGATACCTTGATCCTTACTCAATCCTTTTGCACGGATTCGTTGACCGATTGCGTAGAAGTATTTGTTACCTGAGTATTTTACTCGTTTCATATTAAATCCTTAGAGAAAAAAGGGCGAGAATATTCACACTATCCTCGCCCATAAAAGTGTCTTGCGACACTAGGGAGTCAACTTTATGTTGACGAATTAGGAGCCTGCATCAACGATGTACTTGCCATACTTCTTATGGAACTCGTCAAAGTTCTTCAACTGAGTTGGCTCGATTGGGAGTTGATATGTTTTCAACGCAATCTTAGCACCCATAACGACCAACTCAGTTTCAAAGTTGTCCATCATATATTGAATGAAGTTGTATGCCATTTCGTGGAACTTTTTATTGTCTACACGCTTGTTAGTGATGGCATCTTTCAATTCGTAGCACATTGAAATAGTCAATGAGTACATAGCAGAAATTTCTTTCACTGCCAAAGTTTTGACTTTGCCTTCCAAGATATCTTGCGGGTCGGGCATCTTGCCTGCAACTTTGCGGTGAGCCATGAACTTAACAGCAAGACCGTCACCAACTGCACCTGCAACCAAGTTAAACAATGAATCACTATCAATGTTATCTTCGTCATTCAACAAGTCACTAACGAAACACCATGAACGAGGTGTAGCGAATGCACGGCTTGAAGATTTGGCATCAAAGTCGTACATGTCATTCTTAGCAAAAGACAAGTAACCAACAACGTCTTTGTGAATGCCTTCGTTAACAGCCCACAACTGCCATGCATTAAAGTCTGGGCGCATTTCTAAGTGAACGAAACGGTTAGCGAGTGGCATGGGCATACGATATGTAACACCTTTGTCACTGTCGCGGTTACCTGCGGCGATGATAACAACATTATCTGGGAGTTTGTACTTACCTACACGACGGTTCAAGATAAGTTGATAACCTGCAGCCTGAACAGCTGGGGGTGCTGAGTTCATTTCGTCAAGAAACAAAACTACAGTCTTAAACTTGCTTGCGAATTCTTCGCTTGGCAAATCGACTGGCTCAGCCCAATCCATCTTACCGTTCTCTTTGTTGAAGAATGGGATACCACGAATGTCAGTAGGTTCCATTTGTGCCATACGCAAGTCAATCATAGCTTCTTTAGAGCCACCGAGTTCAACTGCTAGTTGTTGAACAACATCAGACTTACCGATACCGGGAGGACCCCACAAGAACACGGGGCGTTTTGCTTTCATAGCCTGCTTGAGAGAACGAGCGGCTTGAATTGCTGTGATTGTGTGATTGTCGCTCACTGCGCTTGCACTAGATTTTGACATATAGTTAACTCCTGTTTTTTATGTCGTTGAAAAGAAACTGTATTATATGTGATTTGTGATTTATCGTCAAGCCTTTGCTTTGCCCTTTTTATTGCTTTTAATAAGAGCTTTAGACAAACTTTCGACTAGACTGTGTTCACGACCAATGGCTTCGATTTCCCAAGGGCGCTGTAAGTATTCTTTGTTGACACGCTTACCGAGCCAATAATGGTGAACACCATCACCACGCTTTTTAGGCTCTTGGCGGTAGTGCCCTCGAATCATTTGTTTTACATGCACCATTTCGTGTGCAAGTGTATACAACAAACGACCAAAGCCCAAGTAACTATACAACCCTATAGTGATTTCTGCTTTGCCAGTGCGGGCGCACAATCCAATGCTTCCTTCACTTTTGAGAGTAGGGTCAGTAACGATTGTAACTTTGTACTTACTATTTGTAAGTTTCAGTTCGGACGCATAGAATTCTGCTAATTTGTGCAACAATTCTTTGCGCTTACCATGTGTGAGAATTTCAATTTCCATGCTGTAAGTATAACAGGATTTGGATTTATTGTCAAGTTTTAAAAATGAATACTTTTGTACTCAATTCATAAGTTGTGCTATGAGCAGGAGTTTTTCAAAGTGGTCGATGGCTTTGTTGATTTTATCGACCTTGTCTTTTGTATACTCCGGTTTATGAATACGCCTTGCTTCGACCTCAGCTTTGCTTAACTCAGTTACCATTTCATCAAGGTTCCTGAGCATTCTTCTGAGGTCACGATTGTAGGGTAGTTGATTGAGTTGGATCGTTAATTCAACCCCAACAACTCCCCAATCTAATGCAGTTTCAATCTTCATGCAAAGATTTCAAGTGCAGTGCCACACTCAGTACAAAACTTTGCTGTCGCTTTGTTTTGCTTACCACAAGTTACACACTTTGGTTTCATCTTAACATTCACTGGTTGTAACACAGGCTTGTTGTCTGCGGTTTCACCTAATAACTTCAATACGATTGTATGTTTTTGAGATTCTAACACACCCATTGTAGTTGTAGTGAATGATTGCGTAGATTTACTACCAGGAACAGTGATGCCAACATCATTCAATGTTTGTGCTTGTGCTGTGTTAAGGCTCGCGCCTGATGCTGTGATCCAACCTCTATCCAATGACGCACTGCCGCTGATATTTGTAGCACTGTAAGTTGCGCCCATTGGTGAAGCCCAATCACCGGTAGTAGTACCGTAGTGACTATCATAAGTTTGACCACGCAATATACTACTGTTGAAGAACGGTTGATATTTTGTTTCGTATAGTTCAAACTGATATTCAATACGAACTAAGCCATCTTCTAGTTTGATACCACGATGTTGTTCTACTGCACCTGTTCGTTCAATAAACTTGAACTTGTTACCTTCTTTAAGATTACCATTCTTAATTGAGCGTTCCAAGTCAACTTCTTGACCTGCATTAAGAACAAGACCGCCCGGAGTCATGTCTTCACCGTCAATGAATACATTGACTAATGCTCGTTTTGTGTTGAGGTTTTTGAGTAAGAAGCTATATTCGCTACCGAAGGGAATATAAACTGTGTCTTTAAATTCGCGGAGAATTTTACCATTGGCTTTTAGGCTCGCCACGAGCTTGTTTGAGTACATCATTTGTTTCCTTTTACTGCACACAGACTAAGTGCATTTTGGTTAAAGTCTGTTAGATTGCTAGACCACCTAGCAATGTATTTATGATATCAGATTGTTGATTAAAAAGAAAGAGTTTTGGTCAAGAAAAGTCCCAACGGGTTCCTTTTAGTTTGACACCGACATAAGTCCCTACTATTCCACCTATGACCGCAGGAACTAGTAACCAAACATCTCTAGTGTATCCTACTACTATTAGTGCCCCAAGAAGGTACAACACACCTGCCCAAAGACTAGCGGCGATAGCACGACTTTTCTCTACTGCTGTCAAGTAGTAAGTGTAAAACATGTCAGTAAAGAACATTGCCAAGAAGGCTGCAAGGTATTCCCAAATCATTTTTGTTCTTTCACTACTACTTCTTTTTTGATAGGTTCGGGGAAGTAAGGTTCGATGATATAGTGGTTTGAACCCCACCAACCCAGCGCAGACAATGCGCCGATTACAATGTATTCTAGTGCAAGCATTATTGTTCCATAAGTTTATTAACGAATTCTAATAGTAATGTATGTTGGTGACCCCCATGCCAATGAGGTTTCATCCAACTATAACTGTCAAACCAAAACTTTTCACTTTCAGGATGACATCCTATTAGCCCGATTCTATTTTGAATAATAGCCATCGGATCGTTATTACTGTATGTAGCAATAGTTTCAAACTTCAAATTATTTCCCACTAACGCACAGCCATCATAGAAGAACATCTTTTCTTGTTCTTGTTCCCATGTGACGGGCATTGCTTTTGCGTGTGGTCTTCGTGTGTCTGTACCGGGTCGTGTGATATATTGAACAGCGTCAACTTCATCTAGTATGTTAAAGTAATGACTGCCTGCCCAGTATGCACCCATACAAATGCCGAGGTATCGTCCACCTCGGCTTATAAAGTCTCTGACTGCTTTCTTGTTGTGTTTCAATAGAGTGTCGAAACTGTCACTATCCCCTATGCCCCCAGGGAAAGCAACTATGTCAAAGTCATCAAAGAAACCTTCTTCCATCTCATTCTTTGAGAACAGTCTAAAGTCATAGTGTTCACCCAAAGCCCTAATCATTCCGTTAGCGCATTGTACGGACGCTTTTGGATCGTAAATGAATAGAGCTATTTTGGGCTTCATCAGCTATTTAGCTATACTCAAAGGGTGTATCAGGATCACTGTAATCAACATCAATGGTCATACCCTTAACATTGTCATATTCCTGATAGTATGTTTCGTTTGGCATCAATACCCTAAACTGTTCTCCGTATTTAAGAGTAAGAAAGGTTACATCTGACTTATTCAGTATGTCACAAATAACAAATCCTGTAGCACATCGTCCTAAGATATTCTTAAAAGGGCTGTGCTTAACTTCATTGTTTTGCAATGCTATATGAATTTCAGTACGAGGTCTAAACATGATACGAGTTATGCCTAGCTTTTGATTGCGTAGACGGAACTTGTCGTAGATTGTTAGTTCGGTGAGTGTTGCTTCGTTCTGCTCGTTGATAACTACCAACGCATTTTTGAACTTGAGTGAACCTTTTGTGTGTGAATTGTCTGGGGTCTCTTTTGTACTCCAATGTAGCTGTGCGTCTACATGATTCACATAGTATGTCTCGCCATGAAATTTTAAGACCCACATGGGAATGGTCTCGTCTTGTAAGTGTGCTTTATTAAAGTGGAAGACTACCTCTTTACATGCGAATTCAATCTATTGTTGTGTCATTTTGTTTCTCCTTTATTATGACATTAATATTTATATGGGGACTAGCCCCATATAAATCATTTCTGTTTACTGTTGATTTCAGGGACGGGTTCGCCGCTTACTGGATCAAGAGTTGGGGCAATCTTTGATGCTTCTTCTGGAGTTAAGAATCTAGGTTGTTCATTAAACCAGTGAGGAGTAAATGACCATCCGAAACTCTTCCAATACTTGTGGATAAGATTGTTAGCAACTATAGTTGCCGCAAGAATAATTAGCAATCCCATTGCATAGAGGATACTGCCTGCTAAAAAGACAGCCGCATTATCCATATCCATCATAGAGCCTCGTAATCCTCTTTACCTACGCCGCATTCAGGGCATTCAAATGTATCGGGAAGTTCATCCCATTTGCCTTCAGTTGCTTCATCGTGAACGTGTCCACATACAATACAAACGTGATCCATTATAGTGAGTCCTTTACTTGTTGATATGCTTCTGCATGACGCTTTTCTACTTTTTGTAGTGCGGCGAAACGCTTCTCTGCTTTCTTAAGAACTGCTTGAAATTGCTCCGCATGTTCTTTAGATTCTTGGATTTGATGTTGCGCTTCTAATTGAGCCTGAACATTACCCTCATGCTCTGCGGCACGATGGAATTCAGGATACATTGTAGTGAATTCGTAAGTTTCACCTTCGATTGCTTTCTCTAAGCATTCTTTGGTACTTGGCTTACCAATCAACAATTCTAAGTGACCCCATGCGTGTAGCAATTCTTGGTCAGCGGTGTGTTCAAAATGTTTTGCAACATCTTCAAAGCCTTCAGCACGTGCAAGTTTCGCAAAGTAGCGATACTTGATGTGTGCCATGCTTTCACCTGCTAGTGCGCTTTCTAGATTTTTTAGTGTCAACGACATTAGTAGTTCCTTTTAATGATTTAAGTCGGTCGAGTAAAGATTCTGTCTTAGTGACTTCTTTCACAACCTTCTTGGGTTTTTGGTGCGCTTGATGGGAATCGAACCCACTACGTACTGGTTTAGAATCAGTTGCCCCTGCCTTCGGGACTTCAAGCGCAATTTCTTTCAAACGAGACACCTCGTGATGTTTTGTAATTATAACATGTTTTACTTCATCGTCAATCTTAATGGGCAAATCAAGATGAACTGTGATGAAGGGACCATCAGTCTCATTAAGTTGGTTATCGTTACCAACTGTACCGATGAAGGGTATGCCTTGATAGCGTCCTAAGATTCTATCTCCTAGGTGGTAGGTTGCTTTATAACTAACTGAGGCAAAATATTCTTCATAGGTCATCTTTAGCTTTCGGTGGTCTTGAACTTACGATTATACACGAAAGAGCAAAACTTGCAATAACTATGGCTAAACACATTACAATGGCAAACATAATAGATTCCTTTAAGTATATTTATGGTAAAAGGCTCCGAAGAGCCTTTCGCTTTTAAAAGAATCTAATCAGATTAGAAACCGATTGAGATACCTGCGCCGAATGCGTTTTCTTTGATAGTTTGACCTGAACGGCTTGCATTCAAATTAAATGCAATATTCTTAGCAACTGGAATTGAGTAAGTTGCGAAACCGACCGTTTGCTTTGTACGAGCACCAACTTCAGTAGAACCTACACGAGTTTTGATACCAGTCAACAAGAAACCTGGACCTGCTTTCAAGCCATACGTTGCACCAACTAGACCATAGTTGTATGGTGTACCGCCGTTAAAGCCATTGTCATGACCTGCGCCAATGAATGGAGTAACACCTTTGAAGTTAACGCTGTTCTTAGCACCAGTAACTTCAACACTGCTCAACATACCTGAATTATCTTTCATAGTAGCAGTGCGACCTTGAAGCCCCAACTGGTAATCACCGAAGCCTTTGCCTGCACGAATATATTGTGCTGTGCTGTCGCCTGAGCCATTACGACCTAGAACATTATCAACATCAACTGAAACATAGTCAGCGGCAAATGCACCAAATGATAGTGCTGTTAAGATTGCGAATGCAAATTTTTTCATTTTCAATTTTCCTTTAGTTTATGAAATTTACCAATGTCTAATGACACCGGCTACAATAAACATATTGGTTATGATATAACACAATACGATTAGTGTCCGTATGATAGCAACTTTGTCTGCTGTGGCGTTATCGTTATGGGCTTTTTCTCCTAGAGCCTTTGCCCATAATACCCATGCTTTACTCATCCTGGTCATTGTGACCTAGTCCGTTGCTATGTTTATCTGTTGTTTTGTCCAAGTCTTGGAACAAGCGTTTTTCTTGTGCTGTTAGTTTGTCTTTATGGGTCTTGCGAGGGTTGCCACACAAGTAACACTTGGGGTTACCGCAATCCATAGTGTGATGTTTTGCTAAACGGTGAGGTTCTTTAATAGCTTTATCACGGTTAGTTAAACCATGCGCTTTAGCAATCTTCACTTGTCGAGCAATGTGAACGTCTGTCTTATGACGGCGTTGAGAGTTAATAAATTTAGCTGTATCGTTACTCATAGTGCTAGTATATAGTATTCTAGGACTAGTGCAACAAAAAAGGCTAATTTATTTTCGTGTGTACGCACAAAGGGTCTTTGCACAACCCAATACGTTTAGTGTCACAATCAGGACAATTCTTTATTGTTGCCCATCTTGGCATAAATTGCGGTTTCTCATCTTTACCAGGTTTGTCTAAACGACTAAAACACATTGTAGTTTCTTGCATAGAAATTCTCCTATACATATACAACGCCTTACGTTTCACTTACGTTGACATAGGCAATAAGAATGGGCACCTAAGTGCCCATTCTGAGTTTCTGTTACGAGGTATGTCTTACCCTAGGCAACTCACGCTGCCAATGCGTAAACGGAATCGTTTGCGTCTATTTTGTTTTCTTCTTTTTACATCGTTGCTGATGTGCTGTCCACTCTGTTACTCTTTGCCCTGTCGAAACCATGGCAGGCCCATCATAAAGAAACTTACTTGACTTTGACAATAGTAACAGTACCATTGTCGTAATCAATTAAATCTACCATACCAGGATAGCGTTGCTTCAATGCAATATCAAAACGATTAAATTCTTCAATTGCATTATCGTCATACGCCATTAATGCTTGTGCATCTTCTGGTGTAATATTTAATGAAGCCATGATCCAATCGGCAGGATTAGGTGCGTCTTGTTCTTCATCTAGACCTTCGTCTTGAATGGAATTCCAAACACTTCTTGTAACTGGTTGCCAATTTAACTTAGCAATCTGTCCCAAGTATCCCGATGTTAGTTCACTTATCTTCATCAAACTTCCTTATGGTGGACCTGGCGGGAGTCGAACCCGCGTCCAGAACACTTTTCTCTTTGCTTCATACAGCAATAACTTATATTCTACGT